CCGATTTGAACACGCTCAACCAGATGCTGGGCAACATCGTTGACGCTATCGAGTATCAGAACGGCAACACGACCGACACGACGTTCGTCAGCTTCACGGGCAACTGATTATGCAGACCTTCGACGCGACCGCAGTCATCCGCAACCGGCCGTGGTTCGAGCGGGCACTCGAGACCATCGCTCCGCAGGCCGCGCTGCGCCGGCTCCAGGCTCGCGTCGAGACCGCGCTTTTCAGCTACAACGCCGCGCAGACCAACCGGCTTTACGCTCCGATCCAGTACGGGCAGCCGAGCGAGTCCTCGCAGACGGTGCGCGAGCGCGTGGTGATGATGTGGGAGGCGCGGAACTTGGTCGAGAATTGTCCCGAGGTGAAGGAGGTCTCGCGCAAGTTTGGCAATTACTTAACCCCGACCGAGTACTCGCCGGCGACTGGCGACCGGGACTACAACGCCACGGTCAATGAGTGGTTTCACACGTGGTGCAAGCAGGCCGACGCCACGGGCCGCAACTCCTTTCGGAAGCTCGTGCAGCTGGCCGCGGAAAATCGGCCGGTCGACGGCGACTGCGGTTTCGTCATCCGGCGCGTGGGCGATGGGCTGAAGTTGCAGCTGGTGCCGGCGACCCGCATCGGCAATCCAAACGAGATGGGTCTCGACTCGGAGAACTACTTTGAGGGCGTCATTACGAACGAGTTTGGCGTGCCGGTCGCGTATCGGATTTACCGCGTGACGCGCGAGGGCGTCTACTTCGGCGCCGAGGACGTTCCGGCCGGCAACTTCTGCCACTACTACGATCCGTTCCGCGTCGACCAGTACCGCGGCGTTACCGACTTCCACGCGGCGATCCAGACGGCACGGATGCTGCACGAGATCCTCCAGGCCGAGAAGGCCGGCGTGCGGTTTGCCTCGCAGCAGGCGGCGCTCGTCTTCACCGATCGCGGCACGGCCAATTCGCGCAACCTGTTCACGCCGACGCCCAGCGCAGTACTGCCCAGCGGCCAGCAGCAGAAGAACGAGCTCTCCGAGGTCGGGATGATCAAGTACCTCGGCCAAGCTGACCGCGTCGAGACTATGCCGGCGCGGCCGAGCACGGCCTTCACGGGCTTTATCGCGCATCTGATGCACGAGCTGTCCATCGCCGTCGGCATCCCGAAGGGCGTCCTCTTCGGCACGCAGGACTACGCCGGCCCGAGCGTCCGCGCGGAGTTCGCCGCAGCGGATCGCGTCTTCGCTCGGCATCAAGGCGTGCTGGTGGACAAGGTGCTCGACCCGATCAAGAACGCGGTGATCCTCGATGCCATCGCTCGCGGCGAGATCCCGGCGCCTCCTGCTCGCGCTGGCGAGACGCCGGTGCAGGCGCTGAAGCGCGCGACCCGCGGCGAGTGGCGTTTCCCGCCCAAGCTGACGATTGATGTTGGTCGCGAGTCCGCGGCCAATCTGAACGAGAACCGGCAGGGCGCGAAGTCTTTGCAGGAGATCGCAGCCGAGCAGGGCACCGATGCCTTCACGCGACTCGAGCAGATCGCAGCGGAGGCGAGCTACGTCAAGGAGCTCTCCGAGCGCTACGAGATCCCCGAGACTGCGATCCGACTCGTGACCAACTCGCTGCCGAGCACGCCGGCAGCTGCCGCCGCTACCGGCGACAACGTGGCGAGCGCTGCCGCGGAGGCGCAGGCGGAATCGACCGCATCGCCCGAGGACGAAATGCCCGACCAGCCTGCGACGCCGGCCGAGCTTGCGCGCTTTGCCGCGGTCGATCTCACGCCAACCGATGCGATGGCAGCGGAGGCTAAGCGCGGCCTCGAGTGGCGCGAGAAGTTCAATCGCGGCGGCACCGCAGTAGGCGTCGCTCGTGCGCGCGACATCAGCAACAAGGCGAATCTCTCGCCCGACACCGTGCGCCGGATGGTCTCGTATTTCGCGCGGCACGAGGTCGACAAGCAGGGCACCGGCTTCTCGCCTGGCGAAGACGGTTATCCCTCCGCCGGCCGCATCGCGTGGGCACTCTGGGGCGGTGACGCCGGGGCAAGCTGGGCGCGCGCGAAATCGGAAGCGCTCAAGCGCGAGGAACTGAACCGGCCGACGAGCGTGGCTGATGCGCTGGAAGCTGGGCGCAACCGCGCGAAGCGTCCGCTCGAGCGGCTGGCTGACAAGGCGACAAAGCTCGCTGCCGTCCGCGAGAAGCTGGGCCAGAACGCGAAGAGCGAGGCGCAGATCGAGCAGACGCTAAAGCGCATCGGCTTCGAGCCGGCCAAGCCGAAGGTCGTCGAGATCAAGCCCGAGGTGACGCTCTCCGACGCGCGCCGTATGCTGGCCGAGCGCACCGATACCGAAAGCAAGCTGGACGCGCTGGTGAAGTCGATTGCCGAGCGTCGCTCGAAGATCAAGACCTCCTAACTATGCACGCAGTTCTCGACGCGCTCATCTCCTCCAACGAGCAGCTGGGCAAAAAGGCCGAGGTCTTTTCGCAGCTGCTTGTCGATCACGACGCGGCGCTCGAGAAGCTGCTCGAGCAAGTGCAGCAGACCGTCCCCGCGATCCGCAAGGAGCTCGACGAGAAGATGGTCGCCGCGGTGCCTGGGCTTGTCTCGGACGCCTATGCCAAATACAACGAAGACCTCGAAGGCCGCTGCCGTGCCGCGCTCGCCGAGTCGCAGACGAAGCTCGAAGCCGTCCGCGCTGAGATCGTCGCTCTTGCTCAGGCGCAGTTCTCCGAGGCCGAGAAGCAAATCGGCCTGACCGCGGAGCAGATCGAGTCGCGAATCCTGGGCGCGCTGACGGAGGCCGCGAAGGAGCGCATCACGAAGCTCGAGCGCGGGCTGGTGATCGAGATCCAGCACGCGGTCAACGCAGCGCTGCCGAAGCAGGAACTGGCTGCGGCGCCGACGCTCATCGATTCGTATCGCGGACAATGGAAGGAGGGGATGGTCGCGCAGCGTGGCGATCTCTTCTCGTGGTACGGCTCGACCTACCTCGCGCTTGAGGACACGAACGACACGCCGGGGCGGAAGAACATCGCGACCGCTGGCGCCAAATGGGCGGTGATCGCGGCGCGTGGTGCAGGCGGTGGAGGTGGCGGCGGCGGCGACTCGCTGCCTTCGCAGGCGGGCAACGCGGGCAAGTTCCTTAAGACCGACGGCACGACGCCCAGCTGGGAATCGATCCCCGGCGGCGGCGATATGCTCGGCGCGAACAACCTGACCGACGTCGCGTCAATCACGGCAGCATTCGCGAACATCAAGCAGCCAGCGAGCACGAGCGCCTCGGGCGTCGTCACATTCGCGACCTCGGGCGAGAGCGCCGCGCTGAAGGCGGTGCAGGCAAACGACTCGCGCCTCTCCGACTCGCGCACGCCGACCGCGCACGCCTCGACGCATCAGACCGGCGGCAGCGATCCGATCGACTTCCCGGTCGACTCGGTCTTCGGCGCTACCAACACGATCACCCAGGTCGACTACTTCGCGCTGAACACCTCGAGCACCGCGAGCGTCACCACGGCGAAGGCCGTCTGGAACGCGACTGAGAGCTCGTTGGAGATCGGCCTCAACTCCAGCGTTAACGCGCTCCTTGGCGTCGACGCGCACGTGCAGGTCTACAACCAGAGCGGATCACCGTTCACCAAGGGCCAGGTTGTGCGGCAGGATGGCTCCTCTGGCACGCGGCTGAAGGTGGTGCTCGCGCTGGGCACGGACGACACCAACTCCGCGACCACGATCGGCCTCGTCGCGCAGAGCATCGGAAACAACTCGTCCGGCTTCATCATCACGAACGGTCTGCTGCGTGGCATCGACACGAACGCCTTCAACGAGGGCGACACGATCTGGCTTTCCTCGACGACTCCCGGCGGGCTCGTCAACACGCGGCCGACGCAGCCGAATCACTCGGTGCGGATCGGCTACGTCATCAAGAAGGCCGGCGTGGCGGATGGCATCATCTACGTCGACATCCTCAACGGCTTCGAGCTTGAGGAGCTGCACGACGTCCTCGTGACCACGGTCGCAAACCGCGACTTTCTCTCCTACGATTCCTCGACCACCGTCTGGCGGAATCGGCAGCTCTTCGACTCGACCGCTCCGGCGGCGCTGGGCGCTTCGGCCACGGCTGGCGTCTCGATCACCGCGGCCCGCATCGACCACGTGCACGCTCGACCCACGCTCGACCAGCTGGACATCGCGAGCGCGACCTTCGGCGACATCCTCTACCGCGACTCGACCTCGTGGGCGCGTCTGCCGGCTGGCACCTCGGGCAACTATCTCAAGACGCAGGGCGCGGGCGCGGCTCCGACTTGGGCTACGGTGAGTGGCGGCGGTGGCGGCGGTGGCTCGACGAACCTCTGGCTTGCGGCCTCGCAATGGATCCCGCGGACGACGACCGGCGCAGGCATCGACTCGCGCGAGCTCACGACGAACAACTACGACGAGCTGCTGTTCGATGCCGGAACGGCTGAATACGCTCAGGCGCTCGTCGTGATGCCGAGCAACTACAACAATGGGACGCTGACCGCGCGCTTCTACTGGACCGGCAGCGGCGCGCTCGACACGACCGACGATGTCGTCTGGGGATTCCAGGGCGTGGCCGTCGCCAACGACGACGCGCTCGGCGTCTCGATGGGAACAGCGGTCACGGTCGCGGACACGGTCATCACAATCAATGATATGATGATCTCCTCTGCGACGACGTTCGCGACGATGGGCGGAACTCCGGCGGCCAACAAGCCGCTGCTGCTTCAGGTCTACCGGGACGCGGCAAACGCTGGCGATACTTATGGGCACGATGCTCGATTGCTCGGCGTCGAGATCGGCTTTACCTCGTCCTGATGAGAGCGAGACAACGACATTTCGTAGCGCGTGATGCCGGGGCGCAGATGACGGTTGATGCTCGCTACATCGCGCAATCGGACAATACCGCAGTCACAACGTGGTCCAATCGCGGAAGCTCGACCTACGATATGACGCAGGCCACGGCAGCCGCAAAACCTACTTTCCGAGATGGAACGAATGGGCTAAACGGGCTTCCGACATTGAGCTTCGACGGTGGTGATTACTTGGAAAGTATTAACACGGCGATTTCTACCTATTCCATCGTCGCGGTTGCATCTAGATCCGCATCAGGCGCAGATCCAGAAACAATTTTTAATCGCGGCTCAACAGGTGGCGGCCAGTATCAAGCCGACGTTTTGATGTATTACATACCAAATACCTCAAAGGCGGATCTTCAGAGGTCGAATAATTCCTCCTTCCCCACCGCCTCAGTCAGCAGCGTTGGTTCGGGTGGTCACGTATTAGCTGGCTCGTATGATGGAACCAACTTAAAACTCAGAGTGGATTTAGGAACTGAGGCAACCGCTGGATCTGTGACTAGTTCAGCGACGGCACCTTGGTCAATTGGAGTCTCTCGGCAAAATGCATCTTTCTTCTTCTATTTTAAGTCAAAGATCAGCCTTGTCGCGGTCTGGTCGGGAACAGTCATCAGCGCGTCGTTAAGTAAGCGAACTGCTCACGCCGCCGGTTACTCCTTCAAAATCGCCTGCTCCTGACCTATGCCAACTTATCTCGTCCTCGACTGCCAGCTTCGCACCGAGACTGATCCGCAGACGATCGCCAACCTAGAGCGCAAAGGATGGGTCGAGACCCCGCCGCCGTCCTACGATCCCGCGACCGAGCAAGCGCCGGTCTGGGAAAACTGCGGCTGGGTGGTAAAGCCGCTGCCGCCGCCGCAGCCCTACCGCGTCAGCAAGGACACCATCGTTTCCCGCATCCTCGCGGCCGGGAAGCTCAACGATCTGATCGCGCTGACCGACGGCCTCCCGACCGACCAAGCTTATCTCTGGAACAACTTCGCCTGGTTTTGGGATACGAACCCAACCATCGTCGGGATGTGCCAGCAGCTGGGCCTCGACCCCGCCGTCATCCTCGCGCCGGATCCCTACCTGACTTGAGCCGCCTTCTGACAAAACCGACAATCAATAGACTATGAGCGCCCAATTTTCTACGCCCAC